CGGGAAGCGATCTACTTCTTGACGATCAAGTACCGTGGTACCCACCAGAAAGACTTGGTGAAGCTCTGCTTTTCCGTCATCGTCATCATCGAACCACATGTACAATTCATACAGGTCGAACTTATCTACGGAATGCTCAAGTATCAGATCCTGATCTAAGACCTCACCTTCATCACGCGCCTGTTCGTCAAACTCACCCTCGGCGTGCTCATACTGGGCCAGGGATTCGACAAGATCAGCATCAAAACCCATCTCCAGAAGATCCGAGCGAGTGACCTCCGAATACTCCCCGCAATATCGAGATTGAGAGATATTGTCCGCATTGGAATCCCGAACAAACCGTTCAGGCGGAACAATAGTGATTCTGGTCTGACCTACAACCTCCACCTCTTTCCACTCAACCTGTACCGAAGTTTGGGTTATCTCACCCATCATGGGGTCAATTACGGTTGTAGATTCCTCAATCGCCTCGATTATCTCAATATTGTCTTCGTCCTCCATCGCGGAATATTGCTCCGGCGTGATAGTGGCACTGTATTTGGTCGCCTCCTCCCGTTCTTCCCATACCGTTTTAGATATGCAGACCTTTGAGAGCAGGGCGTCTTGAATAGAGTCGTGGAGGTTGGCGAATCCGTGGTTTTGCTTGTTAAAAACCATATCGCAGTAACGCGTTCGAAGCTTTGCAGCAATCACGTCATCGGCGTCTTTAGGGGTGTACCTAACAGTCTGTCGGTTACTGGCGAAAACCTCCAGCAAGATAGCTTTGGTATCCTCTACCGCGTCGAAAACATCCCGGCTCACATAGTCGGAACGGCCATCCCGCTCATTGCCGAACGGCTCGCCATAGTAGTACTTGAATGCTTGAAATCGATCATTCTGGAGAGTCGTGGAATCATTGGAATCAGAAAGTCTGATCCACTCTTGCGCCAGGCTTGCTACTTGTTCGTTCGTCTTAGGCATCAGTATTTGATCCCAGGGCTTGAAATGCTGTAATCAAAACGTCCGGCGCTTGATTGAGTTTCGCCGAATCGTTGCACGCTGATCGCTGCGTAGCGTGTAGCGTCTATAAAATCATCGTCCACCTTCACGATTTTTCCGTTCTTCGTGTGGTACTTCCGCACCTCATCCCAGAAGGGCTTGACCGTACTAAATACTTTAAATCTATCAGTAACCATGCGTTGATATATCTCAACTATACCCGGTTGAACGTAGTTTGTCCCGTCGGGGTTTGTAAACATCGAATAAAGGTTGACGAATGAATCCCGGTATATCTGGCAGTAGGTCGGGCCATTACCTCGCTGCTGATCCCCATCATGCGGATAGATTACCGGTATCCACGTCCCCCTAGCGTTGATTGCTGTAGCATGAACAGCCGGGAACTCGCCTGATTCTCTGTATCCATCCGTCACATAGATCACGTCCGAATCAGGGTCATAGGCCACCCAGCAAACAGCTGTTGGGTGTGTAAAACCAAAGTCGATCGCCGCAAGCCGCTTGTAATGGCCCGGTATCTCAAAAGGATCTATCTTGATCTTCTCTTCTGATATCGGGTAAACCAAGCCCTCACCAAGCAGCGGTATACCTTTTGTCCGCATGTCCCTTTGGTAGGGTGGATAGGCGGCGAGTAGCTGCTCTTTAGTGGCCTCATCAAGGTGTGGCGCGTCATCCCATGTTACGGTTTGCAGGTGCTGGCCTGGGGCTCGGCTTTCCATAAACTGCTGCACTAACTGCGTCATTCCGTTTTCAGGTGTAAAGGTCAGGCTGGTATAGCCGCCCTTCTTACGGTTGCCCGTGGCTGTTCTGGTAATAACCTGCGGATAAATCGTCTCGTCCTTCGGTTCTTCGTCAATCCACCCGTAATCAATGCTCGGCCCCATTAGTACATGCTGGCCCTGCGCATAGGCTTTCATCGAGAAGCTTGCAACGTTCTTAACATCACCGCCTGGGGAGTGCCAAACAATTACATCTTTCGCGAGCCTCGGAGTGCCCATTGCCGGGATAATCTCGTGGATCAGGCTTTTGTGTATCAGTCCTGTTCCGTCAAACTGGCGACCGTAGTACAAACCGAACAACTCGCGTTGCATCACATCCCGCAGCTGCTCACCGGTTACGCCAGCTCCCCATATCGTAGGAGCGAAGTTGAATGTAATGCCGGGCCACCAGTCCGGGTATTCCCCAGTCAGGTGGCAGGCTACCTGAAAGCCTTCGGAAGCTGTTTTGCCGACCCGGTTGGCAGCCATAAGCAGACATTGCTTGTTCGTCTTAAACGCCCCGTACCACTCCAGCTGCCATTCATAAGGCTTAAAATACAAGCGCTTGTTGTACTTCTTATGCTCTTTTACCGACCGGATAGCATTGGCAAGCTTTATGGCCTCCTCAGAGGTGCGAAGTGTCAACGCCGTGTTCATTCAATACCGCCAGTGCTGACTCCAAATCGATGTGGTGATCGTGCTCTACCGGGCCGCCGCCTTCACCCGTTACCTCTACCGCTTTTAGGTCTGGCAGGTACTTGTTAATCAGCTTTAACTTTGTTTCCAGCACTATCTTATAGCGATTAACTATCTCACGGTCGAGGTCGATAGCCTCGTTTGATAATTTATCTGAAATATCAATAACATGCTGCACGTGACCCTGGGACTGCAATTGGTCCCTGAGTGCTTCCTGTCTAATCTGTCTATTGCGTGTTGCTGCGTTTCGGCTGTCTGCCATTATGCGAGTCCTCTAAGGTTGTTCGCGGTTAAAAATTGTTCTATGGATACTGTGGGATGTAGTGGGCTAAACCAGCTCCACGTGGGGCCAGTCTATGAATTTGTGGTCGGTTATATCGCCATCCATATCCCAGTCGCCACCCAACCTGATCGGTATATCCATCATGTGTGCGACACCCCTAACTACTCCCTGTAGATGCGCGAATCTCTGGACGTTTTGCCAATCTATGGGATATGGCGCTATGTCAACTGCCACTGAAGGCAGGCTGTTGTGTTTGGAGTTGGGGAATTGCACCTTTGAGGCGCCAGCATTGATGGCTGCGGTCTGCTCTGCTTCCCCCCGGTGGCCGCAGATCACTGAGAAATCCACCAGCTTTATCACTTCCTGCATCAGTCTTTGCAAGTCGTGGTGGCAGGTGTACAGCCTCTCGGCTGATGCTGCTCCGAATTGATAGCTCACCTGCTGCCCCCTGGAGGCAGCGCGGGCCGCCAATCTTCATCTATCTCAGACTCTTCCATATCCCGCCGAATCGCTGCCGATATGGTTTCTGGGAATCCCCACATAGGCATGATGGCGCCGGTGTCCCAATGGCAATACGCTTTGCCATCCGCACCTATGCCAACAACCGCAAACGCTCTCACATCGTGGCTCTTGGCCATGGTCTGGCAGAAACTGGTGAGAAATCTCGCAAGATGATGCTTCCGGCGCTTTTCAATCGTGTTTTTGTGCACCGAGAGATTTATTTGCTTAGATGCCATCAGAAACCTTCCCACCCATCACGAGACTTGAGATCCGGTTTCCGGTACTTCTTGCCCAATTCCTGCCGCTTCCCGGATTTGTAATCCTTGGTGCGGCCGCGCCAGTGCCGTTCCTGTGTGGTAATTCCGCGCCACTGCTTGATGGTGTGGCTCATTCCCCACTCTCCAGTGATTCCAGATACCCGCTGTAGGCCCTGGCATTATCTTCATTGCAGCCGCTTAGGAGGGCGATCGAAGCCGCCGCATACTCCAGCAGGTCGCCGTTGGTAGTTCCGGCGTACTCAGCCATCACACAGCGCTTAATCAATCCCTCGGGAGGACGGATGTATTGATACTCGGTCTTGACTACCACTTGTGGCGGTGGCAAGGATGATGCGCACGCTGTCAGGGTGAGTAATATCAGCCCAGCGCTTAAGCTCTTCATTTTCACGCCTCAGCGCGGCAATGTCGGCCGCAAGTTGGTTGGCTTTTTGAAAGTTTTCAACCGCAGACCGCTCTCTGTCGCGCATCAGGGCTTCCGCCTTCTGTGCTCGTGTCAGGGCTTTCTTAACCTGTTCTTCGTTGTCTCTGACGGTCTGGTGAAGCTGGTTTGACTGTGTTTCAAGTTGGCCTATTACTTGTCCGTTTTCAGCGATAACACCAGTGTAGTGCATGATCAAAAGGGTGACCGCAGCAACGAAAAGGCACATTCCAACGATTTTTGTCATTTCTGCACCCAAGCTTCTGCTTTTTTCTTAGCCAGGCCCACGCAGAACTCCAGCAGAGAGCTTCCGCCCCAGCCGGATATACCAACGATTACACCCATCCAGTAGGGTGACAGGTCAAATGCCAGACACCCATAAATAGCCACAACTCCGGTAAACGCAGAACCCAGGGTTTTGAGGAAGCCGTCGTAAAAGTTGGGCTTTATGCCCTTCTGTCTGGATTCGATCAAGTAGTTAAATAGGCCGCCAAAGGCCGCAAGAAATAGCAACCACAGGTAATTAGCTATCTGAGCTATCGTAATCATTTAATCGCCTTCTTACCCAATTTACTAAACCAACTAGCAATTCGACCATGCAAAGTCCAACCACTGCTAGTAGGATCATGTCGATAACTAATAGCACGGCTCACCCCATCGAACAGTATTAATAGGCTGGCGATGATTGCCATGTATTCGTATCCGGCGTACAGAAGTGATCCGGCGGCCTGGTGCTCAATTACGGTAAGACCACCATAGAAAAGGCTAAGCGCACAGCCCGCAGCAGCGAATTTCGCTCTACGTCCAGCGAACTGGTAGAAAAACCACCAGTCAATTGCTACGGCAATGGCCATGTATGAGGTTATCTGATACAGATCGACAGCTTGCAGGAAGTACAGAAGCGCCTCGTAAGACAGGAAATATCCAGCAACGAGAAGAGCTGTGCGATCCCTCTGCCAAGCAAGAGCCGCGGCTGAAGAAACCACAGCAATTCCAAGTATCAGATAGCCAATAGCCGTGATCACTTAGTTGGCTTGCCCTTGGACTTAGTGGGCTTAGGTGGTTTATCGCCTTTAGGCATGAGGTTATCTCCAAAAAGTTAAAAAAAAGCCCTCACTCGGAGGGCTAAAGTTGCTGGGGTGCAACGGTCGGGTAGGAAATGGGAAATTCAGTGTCAGAAATCCACACTATGAAATGGAGTTTAGTGAAAGTACGTTTATTAGTCAATATTCATTGTGTAAGAGAAGGTATTTTTTCTGCCTGCCTTTTCTCCCGGCCAATCTTGGCGCCATTAGCCCATAGCTCGGCCTCTATCAGCTTCTCTGCCCGAGCTGTGGCGTCTTCCACGGCACGGGTCACATCTCTGACTAACAGGCCGTTTCTGCCGGCGATCCGGTTCATTGTGTGCCCCTTGGAGTAATGATCCCTGAGCACACCCCTCTCTATGCGCGTCATCCTCGATACAGCCCGGTCAACCGCTTCCATAAGCCAATCCTGCTGCGCTGCGCTAGGCACTGTGCTGCCCCTTAGATCCGCAAAGGTCGGGTCTCTGCGTGGGTAGTGTAGCTCGTCGCCGGCATCGTATGGGCACCAGCTGCCCCATGCCCACAGAAGCTCTGCGGCTGATATTTCAATTTGCATCACTCCACCTCCGGTGGCCGAAGTTGAAGTTCATACCCCCAAATCATCACGGCAACACCAAGCGATATAACCCAACTCTGGCTTCCGATAATGAATATTCCAATACCGCACACAATTACGCCAAATAGTTTCATAATTCAGCCTCCGGCGGTTGCGGGGCGGCGGCAAGCCACGTACACAAGTGTTCTGCCAATGCGCCGGCTCCCATCTGATTATCCCCGTTGACCCTGCGTATTTCCTGAGCCATAGCGTCTATGTCCCAGCATTTTGGCCGATGGAGCCGGGCAGCTATCTCTTCATCGTAGCCTTCCCGCTTCTCCGCTATGGAGGGGGTGGCGGTGAGAGCATTGCGGGCGTATGCGCCGGAATCCTCTAACGCGTAGACATGCCCCGGAACATCCCCGTGTGTCCAGCGCGTCGGTTCGGCGTAAAACTCAAGCGCCTCTCTCCATCCTTCCGGCACCTGCGCGGCAGGCTGGGGGTCAGAGAACACAGGAAAAGCCGGCAAACCATCGTCCCCAATATCCCCCGGGCTGCATTGCTCCAGCCACTCAACACCGTCATCTGGCGATAGCAATGCAGCCCGAAATTTCAGATAGCATAACGGCTCGCTCTCTGCCTGATGGTGGGTCAGGGCGGTCTGCGCTATACACTCAATTCTGCCCAGGGCTGCCGCGTACCCGTGAAAATCGCTGTGCTGACAGATATCTAGTATCTCCCGTAGTGTTTCATTACTCATTCCCCTGCCTCCTGAGCAAATTTATCCATCGGAACCGGCCAGCAGTATTTCCAATCAAGGGTTTGATCAGCATTACCTAGTTGCTTCGCGCTCCACATAAAGTCAGGGGCTTCAGCTAGCTCCACCAGCTCAGCTAATATCCCTCTTGCCGTTCCAACAATTTGGGGATCGTCGCTGAATAGATATACTTTACCGGGCGTTGGTTCCCAGACGGGTTTCTCACGTAGGTTCTCTATACCAATCCAGACGTGTTGGTACCCAGTAAACAATCCGGGAATTTTATAAGTAACGCCATACCTACAACCCCCCCTGCCACTACCAGTGTCAAATAGCGCAACTATGTCAAATACCGCAACTATGGCAGGCCAAGGACACTTAATATTCTTCCCCAAGTAAACCTGATAAGTCTCAGGCTTGTTGCAATCAATTATTAATTCGGACATTTGGGCTCTCCCATCTTAATCCATTTTTCCCACCAAGGGCCGCTTACGTCTACTGTTACGCCCGCGTTTTTGGCTTCAAGTAAAAACCTGTTTAACTCAATTTCCCTATCATACTGATACCTATCGTCGTGAAAAAACTGGAGATATTTAAATATCTTTGTAAACGCGAGTAATGCGATTGGTAATTCATCAGAATACTTTTGTACAAGTATCGACAGCGGGTAAAGGAAGTCCATCAAATGAGGCTTGTTTTCATCTAGCAACCACCCGATACCGCAATGCTTTGTGTTTTTTTTATTCCCATAGGCACAACCAGCGCCATCGATACAACGGCCGCCCTGCTCTACAATTTTCTGCACTGAGTAATTACACAACTCGCTCACTGTCATGGAGTCAGCTTGTTCTTTTTTCATGATGTGTACTCCTGTTTAATTTGCTCTAACGCTTTAAGCACATCTGTAACAGCAATATCATTTATGTGTTTGTTACCGTAATATTTATCGTGGTATTCACCTGGAAATACCAACATATTTGCGTCGGCGTGGGAAATTCCCAAGAACCTCGCAACAGCATCTCCATCAGTTAACCCAACATAGTTCGGAGCGCCGTTCGCCGGATGAACACTCCCCCCTAGCTCATGAAACTTAGGGCTCAGCGCTAGGTATCCTCCGAAGCAACAAACCATTCCACACTCCGGATTTTTTGGCTGTGTTTGTGTCTCGCCAAATATGTCGCGGCGTTGCCACGATCCCATAAAAATTTCAGCGCCGCTGTTCTGAACGTCTAGCATTACTTGATATGCAACTTCCCAGTGCTTTAAATTGAATTCATTTTGTTTATTCATTTCGTCCACTTTTCCTTTTAAATTAATTCCCAGCACTCGATACCCTACGAGTGCCCCAATCTAAAACGTGCAATTCCCCACCGTGGCAATGCACCCCCACCGTTTTTTCAGTTACGGTTATTTTTCTCCAGCCCTTTTCGCACTCTTTGTCTGCGAATTCGTACATCCATGGATCTACAATGACGCGCTCAGAACTTCCGTAGTTCAGCCATGAAACATAAGCAATTAACCCGAGCCACGCCAGCCAAAAAATCAGGTCACGCATTTCTTATCCTTTTAATTTTATGATCTATCTAGTGAAACTGTCACATCTCACAATGTTAACAACTTTGCCGGTTTCAAGAGGATATGTTTCGATCTGCCTCATAGAATCAAAATGCAGATTTGAACAATCTCTCAGAGCATTCTTGCACACAGCACACATACCGCCTTTCGGGTGATGCATTCGTGCTCGCTGTACATACAAACCATGATTTTCATGAATCATTTTTCAGCTCCTTCAGTTTTTTCTTGTACTCAGCCTTGATTGTCTTCGCTTCATCTATCGTCCATCTCTTAACGGGATTTGCACACTCCAAAGCCTCAACGCGCTCGATACCTATTTTTTTTATCAGCCCTATTCG